GAGGATATTATGGGATAACTTTTAAAGCAGGTTATAGACGCGCTGGTAAATTACTTTATGGAGATGAAAATAAATTTTTAAACGATCCTGATTTAGTTAATACTGAACCAATTGCTACTGAAATGTTTTTAAAAGCTATGTTTGAAGGTGGATTTTGTGCTTTAGAAGTTGGTTTATTAGCTTACACCACCACACCTGGTAAGGTAGGTAAGTATAATATTGGTTCACTAGTAGATGTAACTTTACCTGATGGTACTAAAAAGAAAATAAGAGGAGATTTAGCATCAAACTATACAACATTTAAAGGAGCTAATAACTTAGTGAACGGAAATACAGCTCAAGGATATGTAGATAATTTTTCAAATATATTTAATAGCCAAGAATTAAGAGACTATATAAACAGTAAATTAAAATAATAATGGCCGCTACATCATATAAAGGAGAACAAATATTAATTTCATCAGAACGTTTAGTTTTTAACTCAACCAATGATGATATTCAAATAAAATCAAAAGGAATTATTCACTTCACAGCAGGTAATTCTGTTAGACTAGATGTTGGTCCTAAAGGAACAACAGATCCAGCTAATTTTTTTATCATAAATGCTCCTAATATTCAACTTGGATATGACACTAAAGGTAGAACAGTTGAACCAATTACTAAAGCTGATGCTTTAGAGTCAACTGTGAATGATCAAAATGAAGCTATAGCTAATTATGGTAAAATGATGGAGGCCGCTGTTAATTTTCCTGCTTTAGCTCCTATCGCTTCTGCTTACTTAAAAATGAAAATGCAGAACATTAAAAATTCTTTAGCTGAACCAGGTAATGTTAAATCAGATACTGTATCAACAATATAATGGGAACAATAGGAAACATACCGCCACAATACTCACAACCAGGTAACATAAATAGTGTACCTGAGAGTCTTACTTCTACTTTAAGTCCTAATACTTTAAAGCAATTAAGTCCAGCTCAGTTGGACGCTATTAAAAATTTACCCCCTGAGAAATTAGCATCACTTAATAATGTACCTGTTGATCAGTTTAAAAAACTAGATCCCAAGCAACTTCAAAACTTTACATCCAGATTACCTAATTCGAATGAGGTTAAAAACAAACTTGATAAGACACAAAAACAAATAAAGGATCGTAAGGATAAAGAAAATAAAAAATCAGAAGAACTTGAAAAATCACTTGATGATAAAAAAGGATTTTTAAAAGATCAAGTAGGACAAACAGCTAAAAATGCTAAACTTCAAATATCAGCTATAGCTACTCCTGTATTAATGTCATTTATTAGAGCTGAGAATATAGCTGACTTATTAATTAAAAAACTAACTAAAGACACTAAAAAACAACTTCAAAACAAAGGTACATTAACTATTGAAAATGGAGTATTTACTTTTACCCCTTCAAATCCAGGTAATTATAGTGTATTTAAAAGTAATTTTGATAGACGAGTAGCTAATTTAAAGAAAACTATATCTACTCTTAATAATATAGTCACAACATTAAATAATATTGTTAAAGTACTTAACATAGCTTTAACTGTGATAAAATTATATATTAAAGTTAAACAAAAATTAATGTTAGCTAGATTTGCTAGAATCACAGCTGAATTAGCAGCACCATCCCCTTCTAAACCAACAACAGGTGTAGCGTTATTTAATACAGTTAGAAGTTTACAACAGTTAGAAAAAGACAATAAAAAAATAGATCAATATCAAGCTGCTATTATTGCGCTTCAATTATTTTTAACTATTTTTAAAGAAATGATTACCAAAATACAAATTAAAGTTAACCAACTTCGATTTGATATTGCTAATGAGCCTGCTAATACTACTAACAATGACTTAACATCCGCTTTAGCTGACGCTAATAGAGCTGTACCTGACACTGAAGAATACACCAGTAATAATGGTAAATCATATATATTAAAACTTATAACATTACCTAATGAACAGCGTCAATATCAGGCGTTAGACTCATTTAGTAAATTAAAAATAACACAAACAGCACCAAGTCGTATTAAGACTGATGCTCAATTACTTGAAGAACTTAAACAAATACTAGGATAATAAAATATTTATAATCATGAAAGCTGATACATTTGTAAAATTATTACGTAAGGTTATACGAGAAGAAGTACAAGCTGTTGTAAGGGAAGAGCTTGGAATATTGCTTGAGGCACCAGAGCCCAAGCCAGTGGTGGCAGAGACCAGACAAACCACAGTAAAAAATTCCATGGTTGAGTCAATAAAACCTGCCAAACCTACACAGCCTCTTAAACCTATGAATTTTACTAATAACAATATATTAAATGAGATATTGAATGAAACAGCTACAAGTGGCGATTGGCACTCAGTAGCTAATATGAATTCAAGTATGGCTCGAGGTTTTAGTGGTCCTGTTGATGTACCTGTTGTAAACAGTGTAGATCAAATGTTAGCTAGCACAAGACCAGCGGGAGATATCAATGCTGTTAAGATTGATGTTGTACCTGACTTTAGCGCGTTAATGAATAAAATGAAACAAGACGGTAAAATATAATGGCTGTTAGACAAATATATAGACTTAATCCTCAAGACTTTGGACAACCAAAAGGTATTGGCATCAGTGTTTTATACAGTAACAATACTAGTGTTTTCAATTCAACTGTCACAACTAAAGATCAGATTAAATCTAATTTAATTAATTATGTTTTAACTAATAAGGGCGAACGTTTATATGATCCTAATTTTGGTGGAGATGTTAGACGAGCTATATTTGATGCTAATGATGATTCAACATTTGATGTAATAGCAACTAGATTAGAAACAGAAATATTACAGTATGTTCCTAACATTATTTTACAATCTATAATTATTAAAAGAGCCCCAGATGAAAATTTGGTAAACATAATTATAAATTATCAACTTAACCAACAAAACCAACAAGTTGTAGTTAATGTTGAAACAAGAGGACTTATTAATTTAATCAGATAAAATGGCAACACAACCAGACATAAAATATTATAATAAAGATTTCACGTCGTTAAGACAAGACTTAATTAACTACGCTAGAACATACTTCCAGAACACATACATGGATTTTAGTCCATCTTCTCCTGGTAATATGTTTATAGAAATGGCAGCGTATGTTGGTGACGTTTTATCATTTTATACTGATAATCAATTACAAGAAACACTATTATTATACGCTCAAGAAAGAAAGAACATTATTGCTTTAGCTTACGCTTTAGGTTATAGACCTAAAATAACAACTGTTTCTGTAGTGGCTTTAGATGTATATCAACAGATTCCAAGTACCGGAGCTCCTAACTATAATCCTGATTGGAGATATACTTTTAAAATTGAACAAGGCTCAACTATTAAATCAAAATCAAATCCAAGTATAACTTTTATAACTGAAGATTTAGTTGACTTTGGTTTTTCATCTTCATTTGATCCCACAAGTATTTCTGTGTATCAATATGATGGATCAGGTAACCCACAATTTTATTTACTTAAAAAACAAGTAAAAACATACTCAGGTACTATTAAATCAATTGATTTTACCTTTGGAAATCCAACTCAATTCCCATCTGTTACTATAAATGATTCTAATATTATTCAAGTATTAGGTGTGACAGATAGTGATGGAAACCAATGGTATGAAGTACCTTACTTAGCTCAAGATACTATATTTGACGAAACATTAAACATATCAGCTAATGAGCCAAATTATGCTGATGAAAATGATAATGCTCGTTTTATGTTACGTTTAAAACGAGTACCAAGACGTTTCATATCTCGTTTTGAAGATGATAATAATCTAACTTTAGAATTTGGTAGTGGTGTAACATCAGTACCTGATGAAACTATTATCCCAAATCCAGATAATGTTGGTTTAGGTTTAGTAGATGGAATTAGCAAATTAAATCAAGCTTATGACCCATCAAACTTCTTATATACAAATGAATATGGTATTGCTCCTGCAAATACAACTTTAACAGCTCAGTATATTATTGGAGGAGGAATAGAAGCTAATTTACCATCTGATGACATTAATAATAATGATGTTATAAAATCATTTATTGATACTTATAATTTAGATGTTAATTTAGTTACATCAATTCAAAATTCTATTAGGTTTAATAACCCTCAACCATCATCAGGTGGTGGACCAGGTGAAACAACAGAACAAATTCGTTTACAAGCTTTAGCTAATTTTCCTACTCAAAATAGAAATGTAACTAAAGCTGACTACTTAGTTCGTACTTTATCTATGCCTTCTAAATATGGTTATATAAGTAAGGCTTATGTTGTACAAGATTATTTAGTAGCTAATGATACTGATAGACAAAATTTCTTAAATAATAACCCATTAGCACTTTCAGTTTATATTTTATCAACTGATATTAATGACAAAATAACTATAGCATCTAATGCTATTAAACAAAATTTAAAAACATATTTAGCTTATCATAAAATAGCTAGTGATGCTATTCTAATTAAAGATGCTTATTACGCTAATATAAAAGTATCATTTGACATCACTGTTTCTCCAGCTTATAACTCACAAGAAGTATTATCTAGAGCTATAACAGCTGTTAAAGAATATTTTGATGTAGATAAATGGGAAATTAATCAACCAATTATTTACTCAAATGTTTATAATTTAATTGGTGCGGTTATGGGAGTTCAATCAGTTATTAAAGTAGATATTATAAATCTAGCTGGTGGGGATTATTCTCAATACTCATATGATATTAAAGGTGCTACTAAACAAGGTGTAGTTTATCCTTCACTTGATCCTATGATTTTTGAGGTAAGATATCCTGACACAGATATTTATGGTAAAGTAGTAACTTACTAAAAATTAAAATATGAATTTAGACAAATTAAAAGGACACATTCCTGACAAAGTAATTAGCCAAATCCCAGGAGTAATGGAAAAATTCCAAATTAACACTCCACTACGTTTAGCTCACTTTTTAGCTCAATGTGGTCATGAATCAGGTGGATTTAGACTAACTAAAGAAAACTTAAACTATAGTGCTAAGGGTTTAACAGGCACTTTCAAAAAATATTTCCCAACAGAAGCATCAGCTGCTGCTTACGCTAGACAACCTGAAAAAATTGCCAACAAAGTGTATGGTAATAGAATGGGTAATGGTCCTGAAGCATCAGGCGAAGGTGCTAAATTCTGTGGTCGTGGTTATATCCAATTAACTGGTAAAGATAACTACACAGCATTTGGTAAATCTATCAATGAGGATTTAACTAAAGATCCAACATCAGTAGCGGACAAATATGCTTTATTATCAGCTGCTTGGTTCTTTAATAAGAATGGTTTACATAAGATAGCTGATGAAGGTGCTACTGACGCAGTTGTAACTAAAATTACTAAGCGTGTTAATGGTGGTACTATTGGTTTAGCTGATCGTATCAAACACTTTAAAGAATATCATCACTTACTAGCTTAATCTCTGTAATTATCCCA